CAGTTCTGGAGCGTCTTTGTTCAGATAGTTTTCTTCCAAACAACGGAATATTGGATTGATGTCTGACTCATACAGTCGCTTGCCTGACTGCATGTGAACTTCACGTTTAAATTCTTTGCCTGATTTGGTTGCTATTCTTGATACTGGAGTACCATACACTGACTTGAATTTACCTTTGGGATCATCATAGTAGGCCACATAACGAGCAGGATATTCAACATATCGCCTTTCGCCTTTGACTCGTTCCACTACAGATATTTTATCTGTGTCTCGATCAAACAGTGCGTCTACATAACTCATATTTTATTGTAACAGTTTTTGTATGCGTTTTGCAACAACTTCATTGCCAAAAATATTTAAGTGATTGATGTCACCTGGATATTTTTGCCAAACATCATAGTAGTTGTGTGGTATTTTTTCAGTATCTGCAGGTTCATGAAATGTAATGTGTATACTGTTTGGTATTGATAGCAGTTTATCAACAATCATGTTGTAAACAAATTTTTGATAATCCCAATCTGTATATTTTGTAATGTGCGAATATATTTGATCAATTTCTTTTGATGTACTCTTATGATAGTGTAAATCAGCCAACATGAAATCATTGTTTGGTCTTTGTTCACTGTGTTTGTGAACTGGATGCAACAGTGTGTGGATTCGCCATGGCGAAGTATGACACACAATTATTCGATCATACTGTTCATGCTTTGTGCTTTGTTGATAGATTTTATATTCGCCTATTCCTCTTTGTGATTTGTTGGTAACTTTTGCATCAAGTTTACTGGTCCATCCTTTTGGGTCAGCGGCAAAACTGTCACCACAAATCAATACATTCATTAGGCTTTTTTAGCAATAGCAAGTAATTCTTCTAATTCTTCAATGTCATGTTTTTCAGCTGCTAGTGATTCTTTGAATGCTACTCCAATTGCTTTGGTCAACAGTGCTGGTTTGATTTCAAGTTCTTCTGCTACTGCTTTGACTGTGTCTCTCAGTCCGTCTGACAAATCTTTTACTTCTTGCTTGACTTTGATGCCACTCTCAATGACATGCTTGACTTTTGCTTGTTCTTCTGTGTTTAGTGTTTTCATGAGGTCTCCTTTTGTATGATTATACAATTAAATCAATTTGCTGTCTATAATAAAATTTTTGATTTGATCTTTTATTTTAACATGATCTTCAAGTTGTGCATGTCCGCAACTTGTATGGTTTCGAATTAATGAATGTAAATCATGTTCAAACCAATTTTTTGAAAATTTTAATGGAAAATCAATTTCAAAAGCAGAACCTTGCATGACGGAGATATTATTTTTATCACAGATTTGATCTACACACCAAATTTTATTTTGCAGTTCTTGTTTATAAACATCTACATTTGCATTTTGATAAAATTTATCAACAAACTTTCCAGGAAAACTTGTTGTACCAGGTGTGATTTGATACACTGTTTCATTTATGTGTACTTCTGAACGCATGAAGAAACTCCAAAATACTATACAAAGATCCGCTCTATTGGATTGAAAGTAATCACAAAACTTTCTGAAAATCGCCGCATTACTTCCACTACCAACAAAACAGTTGTCCAAATCAGCATTTAAATCTTTTGCTAAAAGATTAGGCCATATTTCAGGATGATCAACTCCAAAAGGAGTACCATCAACAGATGAACAACCAAACAATGCAATCTTCATGCAAAATAATTATTAGATATTTTTTGTATTTTGTTTAACCTTGGCTGCGAAAGAATCATAATACCTTTTAGCAGGTCTATCTTTGTGAAGTTTAAGGCCACGTGAGCCAGGAGACTGTGGTGAAACAATTTGTTTTGTAGTTGAAATGCCTAATTCTTTAAGAGTCATAGTAAGTTTATTTACATTTTTATGTGACTGTGTATAGTCATAAATTTTTTGTATATTTCATCATATGCGCCAGGAGTTATCTTGAGAAAATTAAATGTTTGATTGAATGCATCCTTGTGTTTTTTGCTGAATAGATGTTCAAGATCAAATAAAAATGTTCTCTCTGATGGTTCCGAATTTGCTCCAGCAGAATCTATTTGTTTTATACACTCTTTATAGTACCATTTCCTTTGATTTGCAGTGCTTGAGTTTATAAGCACTTTGTAAAGTGCTGGGTTGCTTTCTTGGATGACTTCTTTCAACGTAGTTGGATATGTTTTTCTACACATGTTATCAATCACAACATGTTCGTGCTTTGGGTTGTATATTACTTTTATAAATTTTGCATTAGGAAAAGTTTTTAGAAACAGACTGTGTAATTTTGGTGATGTTAATCTATGAACCTTGTGTAATTTTGTCTGATAATACAAAGGAGTAATATTATCTAGAATGTAATGTATTCTTTCTTTTTCATTGAGATTCGCCCATTGTCTTATGTTGTTAAGATTATGAAATTTTTCGATGTACAATGATAGATTGAGATGACTGGCACCACGTTTGTTAAAAATATCTGGCGACTTACTAAAAACATCATGGCTGGTTTCAATTACTCTTGATATAAAACTTCCAAAAGACCCAGGAACGTAGACAACAAATATCCACTTGTCATCTTGCAAGATTTTATCAATGTTCATTTGTTGTAATTATTTGGGGTTTATTTCACTATCTGTGATAATTGGTATCGTCATAGGATTCACCAACATTCTTGCCAAATTTTGTCATGTATTCATTGTTGGTTTCACCTGTGCGTTTGTTTTCAACTGTGTACACAGTGTGATCGATCTTGTAGCCAGGATTGCGTTGCAGTCTGTTGTGAATGTATGCATCATCTGACCACACAATTCTGTTGTTGGGGTATATGAAATAGTTGCCATCATCCATTTTGAATGTGTGTCCACACTTGTGTTCTGGATCTTCTGAAAAGTTTACATCTGTGACACCTGCTTTGTTCTCCCATGCCCAGTCAATGGTGAACATGTATTCACCCCAATGCTTGTTGCCACGATAGTCAATGAGTTCTGCTCGTCGCTTGGCCAATCTGTTGCGTACATTCACATCCACATAAGGTGAAAAGCAATTCCAATATTGATGCATTTCAATTGGGTGTGTAGGAGCATCTTTTTTCCAACAGAACGCCATGATAGGTCTGCGTGTCCAGTTGACTCCATTTTCCAACAGTGCTTCGAACAGTGGCACACGATGTTCCATTGATGCCACAGAATGCACATCTGCTATGGTGAATTCGCCATGTCCTGACTCATGGTCAAACATGTATTCATTTCTAATAAAACATGTAAAGGGTGGGATATTGTGATTTAGATATGACACACTACCACTTGCGGCAAGACCAATATCTTGCTTTAGTTCTTGGTCCTGGGTTGTCACAGTTGTGTCTTGCACGGAAGGATCTTCTGCGTGCTGGATTTGACTTCTTGATTCTCATGTTGGGATCGCCAAAATTGACTTTTTTTACATTGCCTGTCTTGGGGTCCTTTACATACACTTTGAACTTTTTTACATCGCCACGCATTGGCTTACCTAGTTTGACTTTTCTGCCTCTGTATTCTGCTTCTAGGGTGTTGATCAACTTGCCTGCAATTTCATCTGTGTAAACAAGAATGTTGTTGCCATGCATTTCAATTATGGGTGTATCAATGGCTAATGCATCGCCAAATTCAAATGTCAACACATCGCCTGCTTGTGGATTTTGTATTTGATGTTTGAGTTCGTCAAAGTTCATAGTTTGCTCTCAACTATATTTATTATGTCCCCAATGGTAACAATTTGTTCAACTTCTTCGTCATCTATGGTGATGTCCAGTCTGTTTTCTAATTCCATGGTGATTTCCACAGCTGATAGACTGTCGCAGTGTAAATCATCAACAAGCTTTGCTTCAGGCACCAGTTTGGATTCATCTTCCGTGACTGTTTCTTTGAGTATTTCTAAAAGTGTTTTATTCATGCTGTTACTTAGTTTTGACGTTTTTGGCAGGGCCTCGTCTGTTCTTTTGAGGATCCTGTCTGCGTTTGCGAGACGCCGCTTTGGCTCTGCCTTTTTTGCCCAGTGCATGTGCTTTGGATCTTGGCAGACATTTGGGTTTGCCTTCTAAAGAAGATCCTCTGGCACAGTCACCACGGATCTTGCCGTCAGGCCCAAAACGTACCCATTTTTCTTTGAACCATTTTTTTAGATTTTCATCAAGACCTTCTGCAAATAAGATTTCACCACAGTTCACACAGTAGTCAATGTTATCAAGATCTTCTTTCTTCACACAGTTGGGAACTCGTTTGCCAAACATGGTCTTCATGCCCTTGCGTTCGTAACCCTTCCAACAGCGAGTGCCTTCGTCTAATTCAAACAAAAATTCTTGGAGGTTCATTAGTCGCTCTTGTTACCCCAGTTGGCCGCACCTTTTTTACGACACTGAACTAGAGCACCAGAGGCATAGGCTGAAGGCCATACTTTGTATCTTGCTTTTACTTTGTGATAGCAGGCATCTTTCTTGCCCGCCGCTTCGTCAAACTCTTCTTCTGTGATTGCATCTTCTTTGACTTTTTCTCGTTTCTCATCTGATGAGTGTCCAAAATATTTGTGCACCAACTGATCTAATTCTGTATGAAAATTATCTATGGTCTCATCAGACACATCTTCCTGTGTTTTAATTCTCTTCATCATGGTCATCAACTGCTGTGTCTCCATGGGATCCATGCCTAACATATGTTTGAAAGCCTGTGCTAATGCCTTGATTTGTGATATATTAGTAACAGTTTTTCCTGATTTGACTTTCATCAAAGCTTGTATAAATTGATTCTTATCATCTACCTCAGGAAATTGATTTGCAATTTGTTGCACAGAAACACTGCCGGCCATTTTGCTTTGTTGTGGATTCTGTTCCAGTGTGTGTTCTTCACCATCTGATGTTTTGAACTTGGTGCCTTTTTTAGCGCCTGTGGCTTTCAACTGTCTTACCTTTTGAGCAAACTCATTGCCTTCTATGATGAGTCCCAGTTCATCCAACTTGTTGACCAACCACACATATGGATCACCATCACGTGCTTTCTGTGTGCCATATGGCATCTGGTCGTCTGCGTCTGATGATGAGAAGTAAGCAAATAATTTTTCATATATGGTTGGAGCATCCATTAGATCTCCTGTGTCCATGAACTTCTTGTATTCGTCTTGATGTTGTTGAATGATCATTTGAGCATAGCCACGATCCTGTGCTTCATCTTCATTGATCCCACCTGCATCCAACTCTAGTGAATATCTCACCAGTTCTAATTCTTTTTTATAAGTTTGTAGTTCTTTCTTACTTGATTTGGCTTCAATATCTTCAATCTCACCATGTTGGTCCATTGCTTGTGAAAAATTTGGAGCAAGACGATCAATTTTTTCTAATGCTCGATCACCCAACTTGTCTGTGTAGGCATAAACTTTGTCGTAAGCACTCTGTAAATCATCAGCATCTTCATACATAGAATTCACTGTTCTGGTTTTTCCTTTGCCAAGGAAACCTGTGGCACCCATATTGGCTTTGAATTTGTCTTCTGGAGAAGATCCTCCAAAAGTGTGGCCGCCATATTGTCTAAGCACTGCTTTGATTTCTTCC